TACCCTTTTTACTCCATCTGTATGTTGTGTTGTCTTTATCACAATCCATACCTCCTTTAGAGAAAAGACCGGTCTTGATGTTTTTGATACGGTATAGTTCCATAAGAAAAGATTAAGAAAGAGAGGGTTAGAACACCCTCTCTTTTAGTTTAATTACTCGACCATCTGGACCAACGTTCTCGATAGTCACACCGTTGAAGATGATACATTGTTGTCTTTGAGCGTACTGTGCCATGACACTACTATCGAAGTGACGGAAGTTGGCTCCCTGAACACCGATAAAGAATGCTTTATCACTGTATATAGAACAACAGTCTTCAGCATCTGTGATTACTAGAGCGTTCTTACCTGTTGTTACAATGTTCCTTACAGCGACGTTGATGTCCGTACCACCATCAGTGTCGATCATAGAAATACTGATCAGGTCGTTTCTGTACTTCTTAAGTCGACTATTGAAGAGATACACGTCGTTTAACATGTCCATCTCTTTCAGCTTGGCCATCATAGCTTTACCGAAGTCTAAACAGCTGATAGGTTTATTTTCAGCGTTATTTATACCACAGCCACTGCCCATAGAACCAGAAATGTCCAAGTACACGTCGATTTTACCGGCGTACCTGATAGTCTTAATCATGACATCTTCAGCAAAGATCTTGCGAAGTTTTGGGTGAAGCAGATGATACTCATCCAAACCAGAGATATCTGTAGCGTTGAAGAGATCTTCAAACTCTACGATTTCATTGGCTGAAAAAGTACTGGCGGCTTTATCCAACAACTTTTTGATCTTCTGTTTCAGAGAACCCATAGACAATCTGATCTTGTCCAGGTTCTTAGCAACTTGTCTCAGATAGTCTGGACTCAACTTACCGGCATCTTTATTACCGGTGTATGAGTTAGCCTGGTCGAACATCTGTTCTTGTAATTCCTGATCAATACTTTCATCAAGCATCTTACAGGTCTGTTGAGCATCCTGCATCATACGATCCAGAGAACTCTGACCGGTAGGAGAGTTCATCTTGTTCATCAGATTGTTCATGTCGTCGTTACCCATGCCGCTGCTGTCACCCAGACCATTCTGCATGTCGTTACCGGCATCTGGATCGACATAGTCCATCTGAACCATTTGAGTCAGATAGTAGACCATCATGTTACGAGTGAATACAGAACTCTTCAGGTTGGAGTGTTCGCTCATAATCTTACCAATAGGGTTATTGGCTTTCTCCAGGAACTTGTAACGCATGCCGTTTTTCTCAGTACGGTCTTCAAACTCCAGCTTTTCTGTACGGTTGTAGTACAACTTGAAGATGTCCCTCAGCATATGCTTCGGTATCTTCCGGTACTTTTCTTTGATTTTTTCGTAGTAGGCGTTGTAGTCTGGTTTCTGGTCACCAAGTCTACTAAAACTGGTTTGCTTAGCCCAGTGGTCGTATTCTTGTTTGATCAGTTTCTGATCTTCAACAGCTGCGTCAACCACACCTTCCAGCTTTCTCTCATCTAACCAGTGCATGTGTGGTTTGATAAGGTCGTCTTTTTTGTAAAAGTCTAACTTAGAGAATAGACCACCAGTACCATAACGGCTACCATAGTAGCTGTCACCGCTGATCTCACCTTTCTTTACTTTCTCTAAGATTGTGTATACGTTTCTGTATTGTTTGTTTCCTTTACTCATGAGTTTGGGGTTTAAAGAGTTGTTGCAGAAGCTATCCGCAACAACTCTCCATTATGTAATTTGTACAGATCTCCAGTTTTTGGATTATGATAATAGTTACTATTACCTTGTAACTGTACTAACCCCTTACTTAGAAAGGGTTGGTAGCATCAGGAGTTGCTACTGCTTCTTCCAGGATATTGTCAAACTCTTCTGCAGACTGGTAGTCTTTACGTGCAGGGTGGCTAGACAGGATATACTGCATAGAGAGCTCTACTTCCTGTACCTGATCGCTATCCAGGATACCACGAGATGTGTAACTGTTGATCAGCGCTTCGATCTCAGCGATCGCCAACTCCAACTGTTCGTTGGTAGTCTGACTGTGCAACATGTCTACCTTACTCATAATAGCTTTCAGCTCTGGACTCATCAGCTTATTCTGAAGTTCAGAACTAGCTGTCTGACCAATCATGATCTGAGCTGTCTTCACCAGGGCCTTATCTACAGAGATATCCCAGATGTAGCTTACAGCTTGAGCCAGCTTTGGTACGAAAGTCAGTGTACGGTCAGAAGAATTGGTGTAACCTACTTCCAGGTACTTCTCCAGCTTCTTAACTGGGATACTTACGCTCTCAATTTCTTGAGGTGTAGGAACAGGTACATTGATTACTTCTTTGTAGCTACGAGCACCCTGCTTGTAGTACTTCACCATCTCACCGGCAGATACACGGTTTACTGTCATCTTCAACATGAAACGATCCCAGAACGGAGAGTCAGCCTCTTCTTTAGGAATTTCGTTACAGGTAGCAATGAACAGCTTCCACTTACAAGGGATCTTGTGTTTACCGTTGAACAAGAAACGTTCGTTCATAACACCCAACATGGCGTTACGGATAGCTGAGCTAGCTTTATCCACCTCGTTGATGATAACGATCTCAGCGTCAGCAATAGGAGCAGCGAGCTCGTATACGTTGTTGGTAAACAGCTTACCCAGATCCGGCATACCTTTGATCTCTGAAGCTTTGGTACCTTCGTCAGTCTCCAACATGTAGATCTTATTCATGAAGTCTTGAGGAGCCATTGTACCGTCTTTGTTCAACCACGCTTTAGCGTAGTCAATAACGGTCTTAGTCTTTGCCACACCGGGTTCACCGACTAACAGACATGGTAAGCCTGTTGCTTCCGCCAACGCCAACATGCGGAACACTTCGTCTTTATTGATCAAAGACGTGTTGATTGTACGTACTTCTTGAGCAGTTTTCTTAGCCGGTAAAGATTGTTTCTTAGACATTGTTTTTTGTTTGATGTTTGAAATTTGTTGATTGAGTTTCTCTACGTCAAATTGATCGTAGGTTGGTGTTGTGGTAGTAGGATAAACAGGAGGTTTAGTTAAGTCAAATGAGTCTGCACCCATAAAACCATCATATAATCCTTTACGATTACCTTGGTTACTGTTAAAAGGAGCTGGTTCATGAACTAAAAAGCCAGGATTACGTGAGTAATGAGTTGGATGAAAAGCTTTTAGCTTTACTTTTTCTCCAATATGATTATCTCCTATACCAGAACCCTGTTTAACAATTGTTACGTCACTATCTAAATACGGTACATGGCGCTGTACAGTTGGTTTACTAAGATCAGCTGCTTTCCATCTTTTTACACCACTATTAGTTTCCATCACTTCGTAGATAGATCCATCGTTACCCCTCATGTATGTACCAACTGGATACAGAGTAGCGCTATCTGATGGACTCGGTCTACTTGATCTGTTACTTGAGGACATAGAACTGGTATTAGAGGGAGAGGAACTCGTTTGTACCGACCGTCTCCGTAGAGCTTGTGCTGCTAACACTATTTTTTCCGCCAGCTTCTTCTGATAAATTGCTGTTGTGTGGTGTTTCGGCTGCTGGCTCGACAACGGTGTTGGTGTTTTTGGTTTGAGCTTTCTCATCTTTAGTGTCGTCGATTACGTTAAAGATTACAGCATTGGTCTCTGCGTCTTTAAGAGCAGGATGTTTACGAATAACCATGATCTGTTTCTCGTTTGCTCCATACTTTTCTTCGATGGAACCGAAGCCAAGGTCATCTTTCTTTAACCAGGTTACTCCGTTGTTCAGGTCGTCGATGATCTGAGATACGTACAGATCTTTCTTTGTTACTGCCATGTTATGGGTTTTAATAATTGGTTACCAAATAATTTGAAAATCCGAACCGTTGTTTTTAGTGAGGATACGGTTAACCTCGTTGAAGACGTCGTTACACTCCCATGTTGTCTTCGTGTACGCAGCTGAAGCAGGATGACTGGCTTTCAGTACGTAATGGTTCTGTCCGATAACCGACTCCAGCTCCTGAGCTTTAGTCCCAAGAAGAATGAAGATTAGACCGGACGATGTGAGATTCAGCATGTCAACCAGGTACATGACGAAGTCTTGCCAGATAGCGTAGTGTGTACCTACTTTGTCTACCTGAGTTGTCAGTGCACTGTTCAATAACAGTACACCCTGGTTAGCCCACCGGGTAAGATCCGGGTTGTGTTCCTGTGGAACTCCTTGATATACAGTAAGATCGATAGCTTCAAAGATGTTCTTCAGACTGGGTTGAGGTTTCTGTGTGTTACCACATGAGAATGCCAACCCATCCGCTACACCGAAATGCGGGTAGGGATCCTGTCCGATGATGACAACTTTGAGATCTTTTTCCGGACACTCGTAGAACGCTTTAAACACATCCTTTAGAGGCGGAGTAAATCGTTTACCATCTTCTCTTTCTACATAGAGAGATTCCAGGATAGTATCAAACTCTGAACTCTTGACGAATCCACGAAGCTTGTGAGCCCATCCTGACGGTGTCAGTTTTTCGATCAGCTTTTCTTTGATTGACACTAGGTCAACCGGTGTTGTTTGCGTCATAGTCATTATCTTTGAAGGAAATACGTAACCTATGTCTACTTACACCACCATTAAACCAGATGTCACCTTTGACATTACTGTAGGCGGAAGTACTCTCATCAGTTTTCAGAAGCTTTTGTTGTTTCTCCTGGCGGATAAAACCGAAGAAGAAATCCAAGAAGCTTATCAGAAGATTCTCAATAAAGAGTTTGATGAAGAGTGGATCCAGCACTACGCGTTTCTGGCTTACATGATTCAGTACCTGGAGCGTGTAGCAGTCGAAAAAGGACTGGCTACCCAGGAAGACTTAACTACCCAACAGGACAGTTAACGTCGTTGCCGATATCAATGGCAGCTTGTATAGCTAGAGCAAGTTCTTCTCTGGAACAGTCTCCGAAGCTCTTAGCTAGAAAGTATTCTTTTCCAGCAACTTCTTTAGCTATACAAAGACCTGCTCTGTCTTTTACCAGCAGCTTCATGTTTTCTACCGATTCACCGGTGAATATCGCCAGCTCTCGGATCATCACATGTAGCTTGGCCAGTTGAGGTAAGGTGCCGTCATCTTTTTGTACTTCGTAGAAAACTTCCACGATGCTTCCATCAGGTATGGCTGATACAAACAGTTCGAACTGTTTTTTCATAGCCAGGTTACCTGACTGAAGACGTCCTTGTTGTTTGTGCAGTCGTCCTGTAAAATATGGTTGGCTCATAAGAATAGATCTTCTTCTTTTTGTGTTGAATCGTAATAGCTTACTTTAGAAGGATCCAGGTCTTTGATAGCTTCAGCTACCCAGCGTTCGTCTACTGTACCTTTATAACAGAGTATATGAGCTGTTGCCATCTCTGTCGGATTAAGACGTAGTAAACGACCGATACGTTGAGCGGATTTACGCTCGTTACCGTACGCATGTAATAGTATACCGGCTTTTAAACCTGGTATGTTCACACCTTCGTTAAGCTGCAGTACACAAGACGCTTCGTATATCTTACCTCTCTTGAACATATCCAGATACTTGTCAGCATCAGGGTTGTTTGAGTGAATAGCGTATTTACAGATACGCTCAGCTTGTTCTTGTGTATTGGCAAAGACAAGACACTTGTCTTCCATTTCAGCTAACAGTTCTTTGGCGTATACTTCTTTGGTCTTGAAGTCCATCAGCGCTCTCATTCTCATGATACTAGCTATCTGTTCTTCTTTCTTTGTAGACGCCAGCGCAATACGTTTAGTCCAGTATTCGTAGCTTTTCTGTTCTGATGTATAGAAACTAGCTCCTTTCTTGGTAGTTTGTTTTAACGTATTTGCTGATGACAAAGACAATTGGTGTACAATGATCCTATAGTCGTTAAGGATTGCATCGTCCACAGCGTCTTTTGTGATGTACTTAAATCGGACGGGACAGTATTTGTTTACCATCTGTCCTTTCTCGCTTTTGATATAGCGGGGTGGTGTACCTGTAAGACCTAGTATTCTACCGGCGTAAGCACCTAAGAATACCTCGTGACCATAAAGTAGACTATGACACTCGTCCAGTATGACAATATCATAGTCTGATGGGTTATGTTTGTGTAAAGACAGATACGTTGTAAACGTAACGCTAACCATCATAGCAGGGTCTATACCAAACTTAACTGCTTCGTCTTTCCAGGTTTCAAATATGCTTACCTTGGGTGCAACGACAAGAGCTTTTCTCCAGGTATTTTCGTTCCAGAAATGTTCCAGATACTTAAGACCTATAAAAGTCTTACCGACACCCATAGAAATACCAAGACCACACCGGGGTATGACCTTAGCTATTTCTAAACCTTCGTCTTGAACTTGATCTCGTTTAGACATGTTCTTCAGGTTCTTTAACACGATAAATTTGAGCTAAGTGGTACGTGTTAATGTTGTACTTAGCCTTGTAGATGAGCGTGAGATTCTTTTGACACTCTTCGTCTCCGTACATAACAGCTCCACCTAAATCGTTATTGATTACAGCATCAACAAAACGACTAGAAAGAACATGTACATTGTCTCGTGTCATAAGTACCGACACGATGATGTCGATGATATGTTCAGAAGCTTCCCATCTGTTGCGAGCTAACCAGTTAACTACCATAGCGCGGTAGTCAACGTACGCATCTTGTTGAATACTCATAGGTGTGCTTGTGTCTTCTTAGCTTTATCTTCTTCTCCTGCTTTTTTAATAGCTTCGTCAAGTTTCTTGATCATAAGATCGCCACCGTCTTTCAGACCTTTCTTGTATCCTTCACCATACTGTCTAACGTTATCATATGTAGAAATGAATAAGACACCTGCTGAAAGCAAAAGCCAACCTACAGCGTTCATCCAACCTGGTGCTGATAGTCTAAAAGGTTTGAACTCAATCTTAAGTCCAGACAGGATAATAAATGCACCTATACAGATGCCTAACCAAAGCCAATCAGATGGTTTCATGTTATTTAAGTTTTACTATGGAGAATGTACCAAAGCGTTCTACCTGACGATTACACTCGTCAGTGTATCTAATACCACCGTTGGGTAGATACTCAATGCTGTTGGTGTAGTCACTGTGGTTTTCATTGGTTCTGTAGTACACCCTGTATTTGTAATCCTCTTTGGGAAGCTTGCAGCTAAACATCAGGATCATCATCAGTGTAAACACTACTAAGAACACCAGGTTAGGTGTTAATACTTTCTTCATTAGTTTCTGTTTTTAAACGTGATTCAGATAGTCCAAGCTCTTTAGCTTCTTCTGGATGTGTCTCAACCCAGGTGTGACAGCTACGACACAAAGCTTTCCACTTGGACATGTTGAGATAGTTATCCCCTGTCCGGCCAGCAGCGTGGTGTACATCGGTAGCTTTACCGGTACACCCCACTAGCTTAGCCTGGCAGTTGGGATTGGCTATCAGAAAGAGTTCTCTTTTCTTACTATACTCGTCTTGCTCAACCTTGCGTTTCTTAGACACCGGTGGTATCCGCTTAGGTTTCTCGATAGAGTACCAGCATTCTTTACAGTACTTTTCTTTACCATGGGATTTCCAGATGTGCTTGAGTTCTTTACACCCAGCACAAGGTTTGAGCTTTACTTGTATCATGTTATAGTTGGAAGAAGTTTTCGGGTAATAGTTGATTCTGTACAAGACGTTCAGCCACATCTTTAGGAGTTACTCCTAACTTGACCATATCTTCCTGGCGGACTACCTTCTTGTCGTATCCCATGGTAATCATAACTTTAGCAGTTTTGGACCGGGGAAATAGACTTGTCAGCAGAGAGTTAATCTCGCGATACTTGAGATCGTTATACCAGAGACTCAGGATCTTCTGAACCTTTCTGGTTTTGGTCATGATGTAGTTACGGTTAGACTTGCTGATCTTAGCGATCTCCTTGGGTTTATATGCGTATAAACCATAGAGCGCTTCATTGAACAGACGAAGTTGTACAGCATTAAAAACGGGCGGATGTTGGTAATGGACGGTTCCTTTCTGTTGAATACGTTGTACGTGTTCTACAGTTGGTTGGTACTGAACTTGTTGGATCAGTTTCTGCCGGTAAACCGGCGTCCCTGTTGGTTTTGATGATGCAACCATGGTTAGGGTTTTAGAGAGGTGAAGATAATAAAAGTCTACAAGATGTCAAAGAGTTCTACAAAAAGAATGGGAACCAGATAGATACCTGGTTCCCATTTACAGTCTACGTCTACGTTTACATTTTTTCTTACAACTGAGCTTCCAAACGAGCTTTACCAGCTGCTTGTAAAGCGTTCATAGCTTTCTGAGCTTGTTGTACATCTTTGATCTCCTGGCCGTTGGTGTGTGTTACAAACACATCGAACGCATCAGGGTTTGTTGTGTAATTGGCTTGGCGGTAGATCGGCTGATCGTCCTGACGACAGATCACACCAGTGTCACCGGCAATCTTCAAATCGCGGTCCGGTTCATCTGTGTTGAACGGAGTCAGAGACTCTTTTACCACGATCTTACCTTCCAGCTCTTGACCATCTGCAAAGTTCATCTGCTGGAGATCTTCTACTTTACCTTTAATCAACGCAGAGCGCTTAGCTATACGCAGCCAGCCTTGGTCGTTGATCTCTTGGATTGTTTGCTCCACGCGTACATAACCGTACTCGGGGTTGTTCTCGGATACACCGATAACGTTGCCGTCTTTGTCGGCACACACTGTCACTTTTGACATAACAAAAGGGGTTTTAGTGATTAAAAAAGAAAACCCCGGAGACAAGAAGTCGTCCGGGGTCCGGTATAAAAATGTAAGGGGTTTCTATCTTAACGCTTACTCTTCTTCAGTAAAGTCTGGGTCGGTAAGCTTATCAATCTCAGGGATATCGGTTAACTCAGGAAAAGTATCTTCTATATCGTCCTGTACAGGTGTTCCTTTGTGTATTACGGATCCAAACCATGGATTGTCAACCATTTCTCCGTAGTTGTGTGCAATAAGGTACTCCAGTTCTTCATCGGACATTTCGAGATACTGTTCTGTACTGAGCTCGATAACTCTGCCGTTGGGTAACTGGTAGAGCATGGTGTACAGGTTAGTTGCTACTAAGTTAACCTCTACAAATAACTCTACAAATAGGTAAAAAATGAAAAGCCGGATAATAGGGCTATAATCTGTTAGCGACGTCGTTCACGTTCGTAAAAACGCTTCTTCCAGTACGCATTTGTCTTGTTGATGGCATCTTGTCGTTTGTCGACTTCTGCTTTGAGTTCTTCGTTCTTTCTTTCCAGATCAGCGATCCAGGGAAAGAATTTTCGTAAAAGCTTCTTAATCATTTACTTATGTTTTGTTTTCACGGATTTAGGTAACAAAAAAGGGGTGAGAACTGAATCCCACCCCTTTGCTATCGTTACCGGTTACTTATTAAAAATTGATCTTGATGCCGTCTTTGTCTATACGGACATCTTTTGCCTCGGAGGATATCTGTACCGAGATACCGTTGACTACGAACTTGTATTCACCGGTACTTTTGATTATAGGTACTTCTGAGCCTCCTGGAGACGTATGGTTGACCTCTACAGATCCTGTTGGACGTTTACCACGAACAGAAGGAAAGTCCAGTCCTTCGGCTTTAAAACGGTTTTTGTAGTTGTGTACCGAAGAAATCGCTATACCAAAGTGGTTGGCAATGTCTTCTGGAGCGACACCTTGTTTAACCATGGACCTCATTTCGTTAATCTGTGTGACGGACAGTCGTTTGCTTGCCATATAAAACGTTTGCGTTAAGTAAAGTTATACAAAACGTTTTACATAGGTAGGATTTAAGGTTTTATTGAGTATCAATAAGTTATGGATTTTGTTGTTTCCGATTTTTACTATCTTACATCGGCTAGAACACGCCATGGATCGTTAGCTCAGTTGGTTTAGAGCATTACTTTGACAGAGTCGTTTTCAGGTGTGTTAACTAGCTATAAACTAGTTAGTTATGAACATCACTCCAACGAATGCTTACGGTAGATGGATGACTCTCTTCGGAAACCAGGTTCCATACAACGTTGTCACCGTTTCAAGAATGATCAAACGCTGGGATGTCAAGACTCTATACGAGATTCCAGAAAGACTACTTACCGATTCGAAGCTCGGGCCGGTCACCTATAACAACAGACTGGCAATCCTACGTCGATTCAGCAAATGGTGTCTTAAGAAGAAGCTGATTAAGTATGACATCATGGAAGATCTTTCTACCAGGAAAATACCAGGTAGAAGTAAGACGCGTGAACCTTACTCTGACGAACAGATCCATAAGATTCTAAACGCGTTGTATGATAAACCCTATACACGGAAGTATTACTACCCGTATATCAAGTTCATGCTGCTCACCGGCGTACGTAATGGTGAAGCAGCCGGTCTTAAAATCGGTAACGTCGACTTTTACGATGGGTATATCCTGATAGATAAGTCCTATTCAAGAAAAGTCAACGGTAAGTACCATCTTAAGTCAACCAAGACTGTAAGTGGTGTCCGGTATATACCGATTACCCCGGAACTCAAGGATCTCTTGGAACCTCTTTGTACGAAGAAAGACTCAAATACGTATGTGTTCCGGTCCCGGTTTGGGAATCCTATACACAACGTAAACTTTCAAAAGAGGGTGTTTAAACCCTTACTTAAGAAGCTAGGTATACCAGAGAGGGATCTCTATGCTTGTCGACACACGTTTGGAACGATAGCCGTAGAACAAAACATGGACATCCTCTCTGTTGCATACCTGATGGGTCACAGTAAACCCAGAACAGTTCTGGATCACTATGCTAAAATCAGACACAGACCTAAGACTCTTCCCCAAGTTGTGCAAACTTTTGGAAAAGACCGCCGAAACGACCTTTAACGTCATTGGTGTCTGTACCCTTATTACTCAGCTTTTCGTTGATGGTCAGTTCAACATCATCTACCATCTCACCTTCTTCTGTGATCTTCTTACCCTTACGGTGGATGTCGTAACAGAAACTTGATGTTTTGTCACCGGTATCAATCGTAATAAACACAGCTTCCTGCTGTATAGGTAAGTGATCCCAATTGTCTTCGGTTACATTGTCTTTCGGATCAGCTGTTCTTACCCAGACTTCTGATGCCCAACCAACGCTCTCGACGCTGATGATTTCATTCATCTTTTTAGCGATCTTAGGAATCACTTCGTCAACGAAAGTTTGTTTGGTTTCTCCAGACTCCATAAACTCGCTGGGAATCATGACGTGGATTACCGCGTCTTTGGGTTCTGTTGTGTTTTCGATAAGCTCCTGTTTATGCTTACCAAACACGGTAATAGATGGTGGAAGGTGACCCATAGACTCCATCATCATCTTGATGTTTTGGACGTACATTTCCAATGTCTCGTCCATCCTTTCTTGTGTCATAATAGTTGGATAGAAGTTAACAAATTACTGTAGACTCTTCAACGCTAAGATGAGTAACGATTGTTTTATCCCATGTATGTATGAACCTCATCAAAATATGTAACTCAACAAACGTAGCGTAGTCTACTGATTTGAACTTTTTGTCAAATGTGATATTGTTACCGTCGTCTACAGCAGTGACGATAGTTTCTCCTCTTACATGATCAGACCAAACAGGATTATTACTACGTTTTAAAGTGTACACCGTAGCGCTTGTCTTTGGATCTTCAGTTACTTCGATGTAGTACTCAACATTATCGTTTTCGTCATTGACTACTTTAAATCTTTTCATCGGGTTGATTTTTTAGAAAGTCAGTAAGCTCTTCCAGACCTTTGACGTGTTTGCGTTCTAGAATAAACTCATCCCAGGCTCCGAAACGACATTTGTACCCAAAGATGTATTTAAGACCATATTTTAACCGGTACCAGAAAGACTTCCGTACCAAGTGAATATGGACAAACACTTCTCTGGATATCTGATCCTCGTGAGGGTGAAGTACTATCTGATGTTCTGTACTGTTACAGCTACAGACAAAAATTACTGGTTTATCGTCTTTCATTGTACGCGATTTAAGTATGGTCTAATAGGGTTTAGAAAGCACCGGGGTGGAAAGCAAAAGCTCTGTGAGTCTTGTTGACTTTTTCAAAACGATAGTGATTAGTAACTTCTTCGTCTTCACCTTTTTCGTTTTCTTGCCATACTCTTACTTTAACTTCGCTTTCGCTCATTACATCTACGATAGTACCTATGTATCTACCGGCAACGTAGATCTCAGCACCCAGTGAGAATGTGTTGAAGTAGTTAGGACTTACTGTAGCGTAAGTATTGACTTCTTCTTTGTCACCAGTTTTGAGAATCTTGTAAACGTTGAACAGTTCGTTTCTGTCAGAGTGAATGTTGAATACATCTCGGAAGTTGATAGGATCTTCTTCGTGGATGTTTACTTCTTCGATCACGCTGGTTACCAGGTCCATAGTAATGATTGGTAACTGAGAAATGAAGTCAATTGTACACTGTCTTAAGTGTGGAAACTTGAGCTTGTCGTCTACTACCTCCATGATAATATTCAAGCTCATGTCGTCAAAGGTCTTTACGTATCGTACACGACCAGGACGCTGCAGCAGGTTCTTATCAACTCGTAACTCGTTGGTAGTCAACAAGAAAAACAGACGATGTTTGGTGTTCATAGCACCGTCCATAATGGTCAACAGTGAGTTTTCGTATCCGTTATAGATTTTCTCAAACTCATCAACGAATACTACTACATTCTGCTGGATGTCGTTTAAGAAAGAAATCAGTTTTTTGTGGTGGAAACCAACAACGATAATTGGTTGGTCCAGTCCCATTGCGATCTGCTTAGCAGTAACGGTTTTACCGGTACCTTTCAGACCGTTAAGTAATACACCAAAGTTACCGCCGGTGTTGTTATAGGACTTCAGTACGCGGTTAATAAAACCGGTTTCTACGCCGTAGACTTTCTTAGGAAGTTCAAAAACATCTTGTGATCTTTCCAGATACAGATTGTCAAACGGATCAATACATACCTTGTACACTCCATTAGGAAGTGTTTTTAACTGAGAGGAAACTTCGCTGATCATGTAGCTGTTTCCTGATTGAACCCAAACGTTGTTCATTGTGTTGTGTTTTTGTATTAGAGATTAGGATTACTTGGTTTTTCCTTCATCAGCTCCCACTCTGTATCGAGAGCTTGATTATAGGTATAAGTTCTGTCGCAGGTAGGACAGATTAAAGCGTTACCGTCAGCTGTGTGTCCTACCACCGGTTCTCCTGGTTTTATTTGAGGAGCACATGTAGAACAGTCACACGCGTTACACTGCTTACAGTATGGACAGTAGAAGCCTCCTTTCATAAGCGTAAGTTTATTTTGTACACGTTGTACAGTAGAAATAATAAGACACAGTATGTAACAAACAGTATCACGCCGGTCTTGTCTGTTTTCTTTTTCATAGTTTTCGTTTTAGTAACGTAATAACCGGTACTTAAAGCACCAGGTCTTGTACTTGGTAGCCAATGGGCTATTGTGCTCACCGTACTTTCTGATGATCTGTAGGTGAGTGTTGTACCAGCTCAAAGCATTCTTTTTTGTTGGTAACATGTTTGTTGTTTTGTTTAGCACCCTTCAGAGTTATCTGAGTAGGGTCACGTAGTTAAATAGTACGTCATATCTGAGTTAAACTCTGGGTAATCTTAGGACAGACCCCACCTGTCAGTACTCTCTCGTTTTAGATAACTACGCTTGCTGAGCACTCATTCGTGTTGTAGGAAATACTCATCCTCTTCGCAGTCATTCCGTCATATTCCTTGCTCAAGGGAACAACACGTTACGTCTTACAACGTACATCTTTGTTTAAAGTCGTATCAATGTTTAACGACTGACTGTTTAATGTGATTCACAGACAACATAGAAGATAACAACTACTGCCTTCTAAGACAGGATAATTTCTTATAGGTGGTTAGAACTATCGTTATTCACGACCACACGGGTAGCGTGGCAAAAAGGGTAGCTCCGTTTCCAGTCAGCTATAACTCCCTCTTTTTTCTCTAACACTTCATTTCGCGTTTACCTTTACATCAACTCAAACTACTCACATCTTAGAACTGTGAGATGCTCAAGCCAGAAGGTCGTTGGCATTTGTTTGTAGTCAATCAGTAGTTGTTAAAGAACTTAAAAATGTAGTTGGTGGCAGGGTTGGGTTAACTCCGACTGAATAAATCCAGCAGCCTGCACTTCTATGGCCACACCAACTACAAAGATCTTACACCAGATTAATATGGAATACACCGTTGATCTTCTTTCTCAGACCCGGTGCACTGTTAGCGATCAAAGACTTGTTGAACTTCACTCTCATCTCTTTCAAGATGCTTTCGTAACGTACATCCATATCTTTGTAGCGTTCAACAAACTCATCAGCTTGTTTAGCAAGCTGTCTGATATTTTTTACTAAACCTTTGTATTCAGGAGTAGTTAGTTCATAATACATATCGTTGATTCTGTATACAGAATCATGTGTAACACCTGGAGCTAATTCACCTTGAACTTTAACAATTAGATCAAAATGACAATATATCTTGTCACAATCTCTTTCAGGTATATAGACATAATCTACACCACCACATTGAACGTATTCTTTACTGCTAGATCTGTACGTATTAATTACAGGAAAACGTTCTGATTTGTAAGAGTGTTTTGTTACAACTGATCTGTTTTTAGTTACACTGAGGCTACTATTATGTAAGCTATGGCTCACATTTGGTTCATCAAGATTAACTGGTAATCCGTACTTCTTAATAATCGCTTGAACAGCTTTTTTAGCGATACTTTCTTTCATCTTGTAAAAGTGGTCACGCAGCTTAGAAGAAGCTTGGTTGATGTCGTTCATTTCGTTTTGAAAAGCTTCGTACTTTTCAGTAACGATTACCTCCAGTAAGTCGTTCTGGGTTAACTGGGTCTTGATACCCTCTTCGTTCAGTTCTTTCTGACTGAGTACGATGTCTGTGGTTGGTGTTTTCTTTGCCATAGGTTGTGATTTGTGTATGGTGTTTGTGAATAATGTTTAGTAGTTGTGGTCACATAACAAAGAGCCCCGGGTAGAAACCCAGGGCGTAACGATTGCTTATGAAGTGACCAAAAACAGTGGACCCGGGGGAAGTCGAATCCCCGTCCAAACAGATAGTACATACGTACAACGTCTCACATGCTTAGTACTGAAAACAGGGTGCGGTTTAATGTCTCCGTTATCTGTTATTTTGGATAGCTGACAACTATCTCTCACGTTCTGCACCGTAGGTTGATCTGACTTGACTTACGGTAAACCGTTTTACAAGAGCTGATCAGTATAGGGGACGTACTGGTTGTACGACCGCTCCACCACCTGGTTTTGACATAACCAGGAAAACATTGATACAAGAGGGTCCAGGAAACATACAGTAAGACCTTTGGGAACTTGGTTCTTAATAGTCAAATGGCCCAGTGTTTATCCCCTTTTCTCCGACTGCCTAGCGACTGGTCGGCTTCCTGACAATGTACCGGTTTTACTCTTTCTGTTGACAGGTCGAGTAGACCCCGTAGGACTTAGGCAGCTACTGCTTCAGTCTGGAAGATAGAAGCCAGAACAGCTTCACCTTCTGCTACACGCTGAGAACGAGTCTTAGCATTTATTGTTCGGTACGATATCTAGAGATAGTACCATCTCTCTGCATGTGTACATACCCACTCCTCTGCTGTCAAAACCCGTCGGGCCCATATAACTAGTTAGCTTGATTAGCTTGGATCTGTCGAGCCATATCTTGAGCTTGAGCTAACCCGTTGAAAGTGTCGGGATCTTCTATGTGAAGAAGTTGGAGTTCTTCCATAGAGACTTTTTTGAACTTGAGACCGTCGTCACCGTCAGCCTCATACTGGAGTATTGTTTGACAATACAAACATATAGAAAAATCTCCAGGACTTGGAGAACTTTCTGGATTTTCTGGAGAGGTTGCTCCGTCCAGGGTGTTGTAACAGACCGGACAGTCTAGCTGACCTTTAAGTTGTTTACACATAGTTAGTGTTTGATGATACGTAATACTTTGGCTTTACCGCCGGTGAGTTTGGGTTTAGACATATCTGGAAAGCCAATAGGTTCTCCATCATCGTTAAGCTTATATCCACCCATCTCCACTTCTACTTCCCATGACTTAGGTTGAGATAAAGATTGGATAAACATCTCCACTATTTTATCAGGACTTGTACGATGAACTATCTGAGCTTCTTCTAAAGGTTTAGTCGGGCCGTAGGACTTCTTTAACCAGTAGTAAAATCCTAACATGTCCTCCAAAGTAAACCTTCTATCAGATAGAAGTTCTTGTGAACGTACTCTTGCTTGAATTAGTAAGTTTTCTACAACTCTACCTTCATTAGTTGGAGTAGTAAAGTATCCTAAAGCATTTAAGTAAGACCAGGCTCTGTTTACAGCTTCAACTACCGGTTCATAGTAGACACCGATCTCTTTCTGGTCTTCAGGAGAGAGGGAGGCGAAGTCGAAGTCTTGGGTTATTACTTTAAAACAAAAAGTATCTGGATCAACTTTGTAAGGATAATAATAACTATCACTACAAGTCCATAACCCTTCATCAGTAACTTTTGATACAGTATCTAAAAACTGATTTCCAGCTCTATTTTTAATTAAAGCTTTGTCACCTATAATGATCTTTTCATTAGAAGTAAGTACGTACCCTTGTGGTAGTGGGTGTAGTCTGAATGTTGGTCTTATGTGTACCATAACCAATAGTTTTAAGGTTTAACAGCCAGGCTGTCGTAGATCTGTTTCATGTGTACCATCAAAGAATCCCAGCTGTCACACTCTGGTGTTTCTTGTTTACCACTGGTTAAACCGTTTTCAAACTGTACGCTAGCTTCCCATATATGATGGTCACTAAAAAACGGTTTTCTGTACGTTATATCAATACGTTTTATATGAGCTTTACTAAAGGGATCTTTGAATACCGAGAGTTCTTTACTCTTGGTTTTGTCTTCTGTAGTAGAAGACTGTTCTCCAGTATTAACTGGTGATTTACGTTCAAATAGTTTAAGCATGGTGTTTTGTTTTTAGGGTCCCCTGTGTGATTTGAACACACGACCATCTGGGGAACGTTACATACTACTCTTTTGGGGTTGCAATAACCTTAATAGACGTATGTAACGGGGACCAGTTGCTCTACCGGGCTGAGCTAAGGGGACCAGGAAAAAAGGTTACACGTCTTCAGTCACCATCCACGTCATGCGCTGGTTGTACCTCTTCGTAACCAATATGTCAAAGATCTTTTTACTTTGAGCGGATACACGATTCGAACGTGTGACCCCCGGATTAACCATCCGGTACTCTACCAACTGAGCTAATCCGTTTTCGGTGTTTAAGGCACACAGCTCCTCAAGCCTATAGTAGAGGGTGTGGGAGTTGCACCCACGTTTCCCCAGCATGACCCAGGGCGTCCTACTGCTAGACGAACCCTCATCCATGTTTGAGGCACACGGTAACCAAGCCTTAGAAGGTGAAGATCGCTTTGATCTTACCAATAACGTTCTGGTTCTTGACCATCTGTTCGTTCAGAGCAGCAAGGTCAGCTTCCAACTGAGCTTTTTCAGCTTCTTTCTTAGCTGATTCTGCTTCGATCTCTTGGTTTACCGCCAACAGATCGTTTACTGTTTTAGTGAAGACATCTGTAATAGCAGACGATTTCTCTTGTAAAGACTTTACGGTGTTTTTGTTTTTGAACATCGGTTTAGGATTTAAGAGAGAAGAAGGACTACCGGGGGCAGTAGTCCTATCTTCAGGGTTGATGGGTTGTTATTTGTTATGAATGTCTCCAGATACTGTGTTAACGGAACCGTTAATACGGTTAGCTACAACATCACCAGAGACCGTCTTAGCTGATCCAGCTACATTGTCACAGTCAATATCACCAGATGTCGTGGTTACATCTCCTTGTACATCATAACAGTACACGTTACCAGATGTAGTTCTAACAGTTTTACTGTTTCCCTTGATGTCTATTCTTTCGCAAGCGTCCACATCTATGGATTCTACATCACCTTGTACTAATATATTGATCACTTTATCCTTCTCTTCTATATCTATACGTTTTCCATCCACTGTTATCTTACCGTTAGTAATGGAGATGTTACGACCACTGACCACTTTACTGTTGTTGATGATTATCTGAGCCACAGGTTACTGTTTGAGGTTGAGTAATGTGGCAGCGTTGTTACCAAGAACAGTCGCTGGTACACGAGGTACATCTTTAGAAGCGTTAGCCCACTTGACATACTCTACGTATACAGGACTCAACACTCTCTGTACTTGTTGTACAGCAATAGCTTCACCAGCTGCTTTGATAACTGCTTGAGCTGAGTCACCTCTAGCTACAGCAATCTTACGAGCTGCGTCAGCTTCTGCTGTAAGCCTGTCAAGTTCAGCTTGTTGAGCTTTCTGAATAGCTTCTGTTTTATCTTTGATAACCTGAGCTAACTCTGGAGGAGGTACAATACCCGGGTTGATCTGATACACAGTAAAGTAGTCAGACATCTGTTCATTGAGTTCCTTTTCTACTAAACGCTGGTATTCTGTCTTCTTATTAAAGATACTGTCGATAGTAAACTGGTTCGTAGCCCTATCTATAGCAATACGCGTAGCTGTAAGGATCCAGTTATCTTTCAAGCTTTCAAAGTTATTACCTTTCAATACCTGGTTGTACAAATCAGCTGCTTTTTCAGGCTTAAGAGCGTAGTTGAAACTTGGTTCTACGTTAACAGGGAAACCACCGATAGTAGTTACAGGAAACGCTGCATACTTAATAGGGATCTGTCGTACGCTGAACTCCTGGATGGTAGAAAAGTACTTATTGTAGAATACCAGACCTTTTACAGGAATAGACTGTGGTACACCTTTGTCATTACCAACTCTGTTGATCTTAAGACCTACGTTACCGGAGTCAATCAGTTCAGCATCCAGTGGCTGAAGAGTAGCAATAAGTAATGATGCTACCAATACTCCCACTGCTTTTAAAGCACCAATAGGGTTTACTGAAACATCACCGTATCTGTCTGGTTCTTTAAATAAGCTTTTCTTACTAAAGACGCTGAAGACGAGAGCTAACACAACGAAGCTCACTAAAAATGAGATAAAGAAAATCATGGTTCTTGAGGTTTTTGTTTGTTTTTACGTATGTAATTGATTAATTCCTTGAAGTGATACAACACCAGTATGAAAAGTATAGATATCATTATACCTATAAGAAGTACAAACATGATGTTGATATCTTGACTCATCAATTCCGCTAAATAAGCTAGACAGATTAGTGTACCAGCAACATGGACTACTAACCAATAGATACGCATGAATAATTGAAAGATTTTCATAACTAGATTGTTTCAGGGAACTGTACTTTCTTACGTTCTCTGTAGTTATAGATTTCTGTCAAGACTTTTACAAAGTCTAACGCTTTGGGATAGTCAAACAAGCTTACGTGACGAATCTGAAGCTTGCTGATGAACTTATCCCAATCAAATCCAGACTGGTTGGATAAGTGAATAACTGCGTAAACGAACGCGCGTTTGTTCCAACCAGAATAAAAGGTTGAGATTTGCTTGAGACGATTGAAGATTACCTTACTCTTGTTCTCGTGCATCACAACAAACTCACCGTTTTTGAAACCACGCTTCGACATAGAACCAGCTGATGATTGGCTCAATGTGTACTTGTTTTCCAGGATTGCAGCAACGATACCGTATGAGAGACCAGGGTACATTTGTCTGTACTTCAAATAGATCTCGTAGTTAGGATTACCCAACTTAGCGTAGGTTAACGCGTGATCGGCAGGATCCCACTTGTTGCAGGTATTGTTGATGTCCATAAGATCATTAACGGTCATGACACCATCATGATACATGTAACGAACAGGAAGATTCAACTCTTTACAAGCAATAAAACGATGCTGACCATCGATAATATGGTTGTTTCTGTCTACCAAGATACTTACCAGGTTACCACCGGTACGTTGAATACTTGGTTTAAGCGAGTTGACTTTCTTTTGCTTTACAGCTCGGTTAATATCACTGAGCTTAAAAATCGAGTAATCGTTTGTTACTCTTACTTCAGATACTTTTTTGTTCATGGATGAATTTTTACAGATTAAGAAACTATCCCAGGGACAGGGTTTGTTATCGTTCGACCTGTTACTAAGTATTGGAGCATTCAATGCTTACGTAGTACGTTGTATTGTGGACCAGCGGTCTAACTTCGTACGTTCAGACTTACTTTACTCGACACCGCTACGCTTCACTCTGCTACTGGGTAAACTACTAACTGGCTCCTGGGATCAGTTCTTAAAGGATATTTAGCTATCGGTAGGACAGGGACGCATTTGCTTACGCCAACACAGGGTTTGCTCCCGGAGCACTTGAAAGAGTCTATATGACCACCTCAACGGATGCCCTTTAATACTCAAACCAGCTCAACGTTCACTACTACCTAGTCTCTCAAGGCTCTACCGATCAGCTAAATGAGTTAGTACCACGCCCGGTGGCTTCATTGTCCAGTATCAGCAGTAGACATATAATACTCCAATACGTGACTAACTACTAACACCGGGATGGTACGAGAATTATTTTAACAACTCTGTTATCCAACTTTGTCCGGCTCCTGGATTCCACCGGTGTATTACGCCTTTTGCTTCGAGTCTTTTTAAGGACCGTTTGATGGTTGACGCTGTTACATTGTTTTCAGCAGCCATCTTTTGTACAGATACACACAAAGTGTTGGTCTGACTATTGGCGTAGGTGCACATATAGGAATACAAGCCTTTATCAATAAGAGAAAGATCTGGATCTCGCATCACCTGGTTGGAACATTGTCCAAATCCACCAGCTAATCGAGTTTTTTTATGCTGTGACATGTGTAGATGTGTTGGTGTTGTAGAACAAACTTAGAGAGTTTAAACCAGTTCTACAAGAAAATGGGGTGACTTTTTTACGAGTCACCCCTCATTGATCCAAACCATCCTAATCCAAACCTATGTTATTCAATGCTTTATTGACAAAGTCATCACCGTTCAGTAGACGGAGATACTTTTCCCAGTTGTAGTTGCTGTCTTTACAGAGTTTTATCCGGGATATCAACGAACCAGGATTCATTGATTCTACCGGTACTTCAAAGTTCTGTGAGACTTTGGACTCTTTCATACTGTCCGCTTTGGCTTTAAGGTCCAAAGCATGTTTGAGGATACTCATTTTGAGTTTGGTCTCGGGTGATATGTCCTCACTATGTTCCTCAATCTTTTGGTTGATTCTGTACAGCTTGAAAGCAGCCAGAGCCATTTCGTGATACTTGAAGAACATCAGAAGAGTCAACTCGTACTCTAAAGGATCCGTAATCGCTTTAAGGATTGTTTGTAAATCTCCACTGGAGCTTCTCAGTTCCATGGGTGCTTCTGTGACTTCTTCATACATATCGAAACACAACAAAGCGTTTACAAAAGTGTAGAAGAAGATACGTTCACGAGCGTTTTTGTAAACAACGCCGGTGGGTTCAACGCAAGCAAAGAACTCGTCTTTACTG